GTGTCGCCCACCACGATGAAGCGGTTGTCGAGAATGGAAACACGCCCAGGGCGATTCATGTCAACCGCGTACGACCCCCCAACCCTACTGAAGATGTTGTTCCTGATCATCAGGTGAGCCGGGTTGTACTGTAGGACGCCGAAATCCGCGACCTGCGCCGAGAAGAAGTTATTCTCGATCGAGGAATGGTAGCCTAACGACAAAGCCGCCGTGGTGCCCCCGATGGCGCCGGCGCATGTGGCGAAGAAGTTGCCGACGATCCCCGTCTGGCCTGGATAGCTTGAGAATGTGATGCAATCAGTGGTTGTGTCATAGCACTGAAGCAGGAAGTCCTGGATCCGGCATTGGGACGCCGACACAGCAAAGATCGCTGAAGCCTCTGTGCCTATGATGTAGGCAAGAGAAGAGTGAGCCGGGCCGCCGGCGCGCGAACCAATGAGACTGACGCCCGCCTTGCTCATTGGAATCGGCCACGTTTCGTCGTTGTCCGTCCCCCATCTCAAGACATAGACAGTATCACGCCTGTTGGTCACGCATTTCGCCAGCGCACTTGTGATGCTGCCCGTTGCGGTACCGGGAGTCAAGCCGTCGTTGCCGTTGCTCCCGCTCTCGGTGTCGACAAAGAAGAACTTGGACTCCATTCCATACGGACCGCCCACAGGAACAGGGACGCCCCCATACTGGTAAACTCCATCTGCAAAGTGTGGCATCATTTCCTCCTACGTGACCGCGTGGCCGTAAACCCAGCGCCAGTCGCTCCAGCCGTAGCTGTAGCGCATGTAGCCCCGGAACCGCGCCTCAAGACTAAAGTCGCTCGTTGGATCCATAGAGAATTCCAGATCCTTGCGGTTGAGCCAAAGTAGGTACATCTTGGCCATGGGTACGTCAATCAGGAACCAGTTATTGGCGTCGGTCAGATAATCCCAAACGAGAAAGCCGATTCCGCGCCGCTGGACCAGACTGTCGTGATAGTCAGCCACGTCCACCTTGTTCATCGTATTCACGATCGCATTGGCGGTTTCCTCTAGCTCCGGCGGAACCAGGATCAGTTGCGGATTGATCGGGATAAGCTGCCCCCGGTCATCCTCGAACTCACGCATGAGGCGCCGCGTCTCGATCACTGAATCGTAGCTCAAGGCCGTGGTGCCCTCATTCTCCTGCGTGGTAGAGGTATTGGCCGGCGATGCAGGATGCGCAGAACTGAGCAGTCCTACAGCGTCCCCGCCGGCATAGGTATCGCTAAAAGCGTTGTTGAACACGCTCGCCGCGTGCTTCTCCCGCGTCCGCATGGCCGACAAGGCCAGCCCCCGCGGCCGCCTATTGATGACGTTGTACTGGTCATCGTCCACCAGCTTTCGCTCGACCTTGAACGCCTTCACGTACTCCTTATGTGTGAAAGTCGTCTTGTAAAGCTGCTCGGGGTCATCGTACTCGATCGCCCCTTCGTACTCTGGCCAGTCGCCAAAGCCGCCCATGCCGAGATCGTGCTCTTCTGCCTTCGTGCTTGGCACGACGTTAAAGAGCGCGGGGACGCGAGAGGCGGCCGCCAGGGCCTCCCTCTGCACCTCAAAGATCGCGCGCAGGCCGGGCTCCAACAGTTCTGCCCACTGTTCTGAAATAGCCATTTGTCAAATCCCCCTTATGCGTTCCCGAAACAGGTGTCCTTAAACACCACGTAAGCCAAAACATTGCCATCGTCGTCAAGCTCACTCACGTCAACGATGACCATACCCCCAGAGCCCGCACCGTCGGCGTCGATGGTGTTATGGTCCACGAAATCCGCGTCCTTGGTGTAGCCCACGATCAGCGCCGTGGTAGCCGCGTCCATTGAGCATCGCCAAACCTGGTTGCGTGTGGCGATGGCCATCTTGGCCTTGGTCGTGCCCGCCGTGATGTCAGCGGCCGCTACGGATTCCTGCATGATGCCACAGATGTTCGTGTTGCCATTGTCCGCCAAGTCGAGATACCCGTCGCTTTCCATAGTCACCGCGTCGCCGTGCTTATAGGCGAGCACTTCGCCCGGGTAGAAATCTCGAATCACGGGCGTGGCGCCGGATCCATCGAGCATGTATGCAAACTCAAATCCCCTTGTTGCCATTGTTGGTCCTCCTCAGTTGCTCCCGCCAAACGTGGTATTAGAGAACACCACATAGGCCAGGATATTGCCATCCTCATCAAGCCGACTCTTGTTAACGAGAATCATCGCCCCGTTGGATACGTCGGTTGCGGAAATGGTGTTTTTGTCTAGCGTATCGCAGAGCTTACTAGTCCCCACTTTGCCACTAGCGCTCGCGGCATCCATTGAACACCGCCAAACCTGCTCCCGGGTGATGATGTACGCCTTGCCTTTCGTGGTCCCCGCCGTAATGTCGGCGAGCGCCACGGGCTCTGCCATGATGCACGTTACCTCAGTTGTGGTTCCGGTCACAGCCGTAATGTCGCCATCGCTTGCTACTGTCATCAGGTCGCCGCGCAAGTGCGCCGCGGCCGTTGAAAGTATAAAGTCCCGGCTGACAGGAGTGCCCTTGCCACCATCCAGCATGTATGCAAACTCAAACCCCCTGCTTGCCATAGTTTCTCCTCAGCTACCTCGTCTTTTTCTTCGCCTTCGCGTACTGTTCAGGAGTGACACCCGCTTTCCGCGCCGCGCTCAGCTCATCAACCGTCAGGGCCTTCTCCTTATCGCCCGGGCTTTTGCCACTACCTGCTCCGCCATCAAGGCCGGGTGCGGGTGGCTTGCCCGAGAGAACGAGTCTCCCCGCCTCTACGAGCCCCTTGACCGCCGCGTCGGCCCCGGTGACTTTGCCATCGTCTCCGATGGCGAGTCCGGTAGCATCGACCAGCGCAAACGCATCGCCTGGATGCGCGGCTCCTGCCAATGCCGCCGCCGACATGACGGCTGCTTGGAGGGCCTGCGTCCTACCTGTTGCCAGAGCTTTGTCGCGCTCTGCTTCCAGTTCGGTCGCCCGATTCTGCGCTTTCTCCAGTTCGGTCTTTTGCGATTCCTCAAACTCGGCCCACTTTTCGGCCTTGTCTTTGAGGGCGTCGTAATCGCCGTACTTTTGGGCTGCAATTCGATCGGCTCGACCCTTGATAAAGCCGTCAACCTCTTCTTGTGTAAAGGTACGCGGTTCTTCTTGCTTGGGTGGATCTGCGGGCGGTTTACCGTCGCCCTTCACGTCTTGCTTGGCACCCTTGTCCTTCTCTTTGTCCGTCATCGTCTTGCCTCCAGGTTGAACCGTGCTTGTCACGTAAACACAAAGCGGCCCAGATGGGCCGGGAGCATTTCTGCCACGAGCCTCAAAGGGGCCGCTGGTGATCCTGCGGTATTTGGTTGTTAAAGCGCCAATCCTACCGGATGCGTCTCTCGATGCTCCGATCCAATCCCAGATAGTCCTCAAGCGCCCCGAGCAATTCCCGGAGCACCCTTCGGACCACCATCAACAGGGTTAGCACTCGTCTATCGTCCATTATAGCCTAAATGTGCGCGGATTGCAAGTGGCAAATTTCGCCCATGCTAACGAACAATCGTAGCCCCGCCGAATGTCGGGGATTCGTCATGTATCGAGATGGCCTTCTCGCCGGCCTGGCAGAATGGGCACCCCTTGGCGTCCGTGCGGTCAAAGGAGCGGACCTGCCATTCGGTGTCACAGACGGAGCACCTGGCCACCTCGCCGGTGGTCTCCCGGGCGTCGCCCGATGGGCCGTGAATGTCGGTGCTGTAGGTTGCCATTAGCGTTCCCCCCAATTTGAGGACTCAGCGTCACCGACCGCGGCAATATCCAGCTCCGTCCAGTGTATTCGCAATCTTCGCCGTGGCCCCGACCTAAACTGCCGGCATCCTTCTGGATCGGGAAGAATCTCGATTGTCTCGAAAGCCAGGTCGTCATAGGTCACTTTTGCGCTACCGGCCTCTATTGCATCGGCCAACTCGCGTAGCCTGGCTGCCAAGCTGGCTGCCAGTTTCGTGTCCAGTTCGTCCGTCATATCACTACCTCTTGATGGGTTTCCAATGTGTAATGCGCCCCGTCCCGTGGAAATCTGAACGATCATTCCAGAGCCAGTGGGCATCCCGTTCACTATTGCCGCCGTGGTATCTGACCAGCCAGATGGTATCGCCATCATACACGCCACCGCCGTATATCGCATGTACCGCCTTGTCGTTGGCGGGCAATCCATCCTTGACGCTGATCCAATTGCCGGGTGGCAGTTGGGGTTCTGGCTCCGCGTCTGGCTTTCCGGGCGCGTCCAGCGCACCGTGGCATATTGCTACGCATGATCCGCATAATTCACCCAGGGTGAATGGGTCGCCATCGCCATACCTCTCGCACCCGTCACACTTGAACGCCTTCATCGTGCCACCTCCCGCGCTGGTATCCCCAGCGCCTTGAACATCTTATCCTTGGTCGTCTTGGTCACGGCCGAATCAAATAGAAAGTCGAACCGTGCGCCGCCAAAGAATAGCAGCAGATCGTTGCGCTTGATGGCTCGCGCTTTCTGTAGCGGGATCAACTCGTTAGGCTCAATGTGGAACCTGCACCCATCATATCCCCTTAGTTGACCATTGCACCGCTTCCAATCTTTGACGGCCCGGTCGAGAATATCCAGGGCAAGCTCGATGCAGGGGTCAGCGCGGGGGCGGGGCATTAGCGCAGTAGCCCTCCAAGCCAGTACCCGAAACTTGCGGCAAGCCCCATCATCGCCCCTGCAGCCATGAGGGTAAGCCAATACCACACTGGGCGGCCGTCAATCATTTTGTCCATCATCATCCTCGCGCGGCGGCAGTGTTAAACTTTGGTCGGCAGCGACCTTCTGTAACAGACCGTCATGGTTCTTGCTACTACACGCGGCACACAGTTCACATTCCACATCGCCACCAACCGCTAGACCACGATAGATAACAACAAATGGCGACCATCCCTCTTTGAGTTCTCCGCAATCATCGCACTTAAATGCAACAGCCACTATCAACCTCCTATCAAATCGCCCAATGGGCTCGGTACCCAACTATTCCCCCATACGTCATCCCTTCTCAGAACCGGAATATCGGTCAAGCCGAACTCCCCGGCCTTCCAGCCCTCAAACATGCCGGATCCCATCATCGTGCGCTGGACCCCCTCATTCTGCCGGAGGAACCAGTCCTCGCCCATCTCGCGGCGGAAATCGGGCTCGGCGGCGGCAATGCCAAGCTCCCGGTAGCTCTTGGTGATGGGCAGCATGGTGCACCTGCCGCTCGGGTGGTCGTCCATCGGCTCGTTCTTGCGATACCGCTTGCCGTCCAACATCATACAGGCCATGCAGGTGCGTTCGTCGTGCGTGGCCATCCGCTCCCAGCCAGTCACCAGGTCGCTCTGCTGATAGCTGTTCAGCGTGGCCGTGCTGTAGGCCCGAAGCTGTTCCGTCCGGGCAATGCCCAGGGCGCGCGTCAGGCCCATCCCGAACGATGACCGGAGCTGCCCTGCCAGCCTCCGCGGATTCCAGCCGGCCGCCAGACCCGTGACCATGGTCTGGGCAAAGTCATCCACGGACGCGCCGACCGCCTCCGTAAGTAGACGGCGCAACGGCGACCCGTCCGCCAGGAACCCGACCATCGTCTCGACCGCCTCGGCCGGCATGGCGGCAAAGCTGATTTCCAGTCCCGCGTCAGCCGGGAAGCTGCCCAGGATCAGGTCGTGCGCGTTCCGCTGGCCAGCTACCAGGGCCTCTCTCTGCCCGGCAGTTACAGTTACATCGGCAAATTCTGCGAATCGTACGGCCTCCGCGGCCGCTTGGGCCTGGATGGCCTTCATGCGCTCGAGCCGCCAGATGGCGCCCGGCCCGATCTCCTGGCCGGCCAGGGTCATGGCGGCCGCTTCTGCGCTGAGTGCCTGAATCTGCGGTTGGAGCCGCTGCCAAGTGACTCCATAGAAGCGAACTATTGCGCCGGCCGCTCTGCGCTCCCGGGCGAGAAGCTGGGCGCGGAACCGCTGGGCGAGCTCTATGACCAGGGGGGTTGGATTAGGGGGCATCCTCGGGTTCCAGTTGGTTGATTTCGGCCTTGAGCCAGCAATCGGCAGTATGTTTCGGATTATCGAAATCGTCTGCGACCTTCCAGCAGCCCAGGCAGAATCGATAATCGGGATCGTGGCTGCCAGAAAGCCACTCATTCGCCCGCAGCCGCTCCCGCAGCTCCTTGATCTTGGCCCTCAGTTCTGCAACCTCTTGATTAGCCATCTCTCCCCTCCGCCTCCAGCGTGCCGTCGCCTCCGATTTCACTGTTCCAGGTAGCCCATCGTATGTTCCAGGTAGCCCCTCGTATTCCGAGCTCATTTCTCCTCCGCCTCCGGTATCAGCCCCACCAGCCTGGTCGCCAGCCGCACGACGGACGTGAGGCGGCGGATCAGAAAGGCGGCGATTGGATGAATTAGCATCTTGATAACTTGATTGCGCAACACCCGGACGGCCATACCAAACCGCTCTAAGTCGTCAGTCGCCATCACCGGCATCCTCCACCTTCTCCACATGATACCGCGGCTCAAACGTCCGGGTCAGCAAGACGTCGCCCTTGCAGGCCGGGCATACAATCGGATGCGACCGCGCCAGATTGAGTGGATACCGAAACTCGGCCTCTAATTCTTCCGGCCCCATCATCCACCAGGCGCAATGCGGACACTGGATGGACGGCCACGGCTGGATTTGGTTGACGAGCAAGGTATTGCAGTCGGGGCTACCACATGGCATCAACACACAAGTGCCCGGGCAGGGTGTAGTGATAAACTCTATGGCTGCTGCGTCTACGTTGTCCAATTCAATCATTCTCACCTTGTTTCTCTCCTCCCCCCGCTACTTCTGCCATCTTCTCTGCAACGCCCTGGCGCACATAATCAATAGCGTCTTGCACTTTCGCAAGTGCTTTGCCCGTGGATGGCTCAGAGCCGTCGGGCAACAAGTCAAATAGACTCCCTGGCCGCACTACTCGAATTTGATACGGCATGTGAATGTTTTCAATCGTCATCGGTCTTGCCTCCTCCCCCCTCTAGCTCCTGTAATAAGCAGACGCGCCCTATCAACTTAACGCCCTCCAGTTGTCCATATTTCGGATTCCACCAATCAACAGCTATGTCAATGGCGGTTTTTGCATCTGTCGCCCCAACTATAACGGGCATGGCGCGGTCATCTAGCCGGCCTAGCCAGGTCCCTCGAATATCCACCTGCCACATGCGTATGTTATTAACTTGTATCATCATCCCTCCTCGATTCCCTCTCCGGTATCAGCCCGACCAGCTTCGTCGCCAGCCGCACGACCGAGGTGATGCGGCGGATTAGGAGGGCGGCGATTGGATGAATTAACATCTTGATAACTTGATTGCGCAACACCCGGACGGCCATACCAAACCGCTCTAGCTCGCCCATTCTTTGGCCCTCTCTATTTCCGTAAGAAACCAGGTCACATTTGATGCTGGCAAATCGTTCAGACATGAATAGCCATTCTCAACGGCCGTGCCCAAATCGCGCTCCATGCTTTCCAGCGTTTCTAGGCTGAACAATTCAAACAAGTCGCTATGTATTTTCTTTTGCCGTTTCACCTTCCCTGCCTCCTCCCCCCGCTACCTGACCCCCGCCCTCAATGCCTTACCCTCTGCCGAATGTGGGTTCGGGAGGATCTTGGATAGCGGCTTGCCCTGGTCAAATCCGCAGCCCTCGCAGACATAATTCGTGCCCGTCTGTAACCAAACCTGGCTATGACCATATCCCTCCACAAATTCACCGTTCTTATTGTAGAGTTGCGAGATTGGCTCTTCCCGCAATCCTTTATATCCGCACTTCTTACACTTCTTCACGCTCTCTCTCTCCTGCCCCCGCAATCTGTCCCCCGCCCTCAAACGCCCTCAGCAACTCGCCGCCGATGTTGCTACTGGCGGCCTGCTCCTCGCCTCTCATGGCCTTCATCTCGGCCACCTCATCTGCATTGTAGCCCATTTCCACCCACAGCTTCTCCTGCGGCACTCCCAACTCATTCTTGAATTTCAGCGATTCCAGATGCTCCTTTTCGTTCCTGGTCACCGGGTCCTTCCAGGTGGCCGAGATGGTCTGTTCTTCGTCCATCTGCTCGGGGCCGAACGTATTGAACAGCCGGCGCGCCATCGCCAGCGCGTCCTCCCACGAGTTCCCGAATCCGGCATGGCGATCGATGGCGCGTGCCACCAGACCGGTCTCCTCTTGTTTCAGCGTTCCCTCGGCCGGCCGCAATCCGCTGATCTGGAAATACGAGATCGGGGTCCGGGAGACGCGGGCAATCTCCATGACGAACGAATCTTTGAGCGCGATCAGGGGCGACAAGTCCTCGCCCGGGAAGAACCCGACCGATGCGCCCTCTTCCCCGCCAGCCGGCCGCAGGCTATAAATGAATGACCCCGGCGCAATCTCCAAGCCACTCGGGTCGTCTCCAAGCATCCAGAAGATGCGAAAGCCGGTGGTATCGGCCGCAGCCAGAAGGTCGATAATGGATTTGTTCAAGGCGTTCTGGAGGGGGACGACGTTCTTTAGCTCGCTCTGTCCATAGCTGTACCCCTGCTCCTTGTTCTTGAAATGGACGACCGGGACGCCAAGCGGCTCTCCCTTGCTGTCTACCCAAGGTATCGGCCACGCCTCGCCCTCTTCTTGGAACGGCTGCCAATCGCCCTCGAATTCGTCGCTGTCGCTGATGTACTTTTCAATCCGGTCGGGGAAGTACAGGTTGAGCCGCCGCTGCTTGCCGGTGCCCTCCCCCTGCTCAATTCGCCACCGCTTGGATGCGAATTCGATCACGTCCCGCTGGATCTTGGAATAGTGAACCTTCACGCCGTCGATGCCATCATAGGCCAGCTCGGGGATGAACACCGGGGAGCCGTCGTCATTGTCCCATTCGACGATCAGGTACGAGTCGCCATCCCGGACGGCCGCCAAGTGGACGATCCTCTGCGTCCCGTCCATCCGGTTCTGCTCCCACCAGTCCCAAAGGGCCTCATCTTGCCCCTCCGCCTCGAACCCGGTCACGGTCAGGCGCTCGGCTAGAGCATCAACCACGGTCGGGCAGTGGTTGTCATTGAACTGCTCGCCGATCTTGATTTGCAGGTACTTGCGCTGGCGGGCCGTCAACTGCGTGTCATGGTCGCCATCGTAGTATTCCCGGTAGGCCGTGTACTCGCTCTGCCGGGCCGAATCCTCCTCTGCCAGCCAGTGCAGAAAGGCCAACTGCTGTTGGTTGATCTGTGCCACCGGCGCCATCGTCATTTTCTCAAGCATATTTCACCGCCCCTGGCCTGGGGTACTGTTTCCCAAGCGCTAGTTTATTGAATGCCCCCGAACTCCCATCAACCTGATCATTGAACTTGCCATTGGGGAATGAGCACAATTCGTTCAAGTAATCCTCGTTCCAATCACCCTTGACCATCTTGACATTCCCCGCCTCTGCCTGGTCTGCGAATGGCTCCGCTCGCGTCTCCTTGTCCCCGGTCGGCCGCTCGGTCTTGACGCGAAAGCCAGCCAGGTTCTTGACGCTGGCAGCCGCGCTATCCTTGCCGCCGCTGCCACCCTCCTCCTCCAGCCAGGTCACTACTTGCGGCCATTTCTGGTTATCGAGAACGGCTGTCTGCCGGGTAACGGTCTCCCTGTTGAATGAGGACCATTGGCCCCGCACTACGTCCTCAACATAATAGATGCCGCCGAATTCGGACATCAAGACACCGACGCTGTAGTTGCCGCCGTCCTGCGTGGCGGCCTTGTCCCAGAATCGAATACGCCGCCCACCTGCGGCCGCAACGGGCACGATCTCAAACCAGTGCCGCTTGAACATATCGCCCTCGCGCGGCTGGGGGCGCTGGCTGTAGAGGGCCACATAGTCCCGGCCCATGACTCGCTGGATTGCCCGCAGCACCGGCGTCGGAAACCGATCGGGGCAAAGCGCATCCCCAATGTCCCGGCCCAGCGGGTCATCCTCCTCTGCATCGGCCGGCAGACTGATGACCGTCCAGTTGGGGCCATCTTCACTGGCAAGAATCTTCCCGGCCAGATCCTCCTCGTGCCAGCGTGTTTGGATAATAACGATGGCTCCGCCTGGCTCAAGCCGGGTATAGATGTCATTGGTGTACCAGTCATTCACCCGTTCCCGATATGCTTCGCTGCTGGCCTCTTCGCGGCTCTTGACCGGATCATCTATAATGATCAAGTCGCCGCCGTGGCCCGTTACGCCACTGCCAACGCCAACCGCCCGAATGCCGCCGCCTTCTGCCGTTTCCCATTCATTGACGGCCGCCCGGTCGCTTGCAATGTTCAGGCGACCCACGGCCAGGCGCCGAGCTTGCCGATTGAATCTGTTGGCCAGAATTTGATTGTAGGCCCCGATAATTACTTTTAGCTCCGGGTCCCGCTCCATCCGCCAAATGGGGTAGCGGATCGTGACCATCTCGCTCTTGCCGTGCCTGGGCGGCAGCCAGATCATCAGCCGGTCCAGCCGCCCGGCCGTCACGAGCGATAGCTTCTCCTGGACGTAGACCAAATGCGGCCAGTCCCAGGTCCAGGATGGCGTTACGGCCGGCAGCCATGCCTCAAATCTCCGTTTCTGCCATTCCCGCAGAATGTCGGCGTCGCTCGGCGCCGGCAGCGAGAATCTCGATTTCTGCATCGCTGTAGTCTGACAGGTCAATGCCATGCTGCACATTCGTCTCCACCGGGCCACCATCGCGGCCCGTGATTTCAGTGCGCCGAACCGGCGGCCCCAAAATGTAATCGGCCAGGAACTTGCGGGCGTCCTTATTCCCGATCCGGGCCAACGTGACCGCTCGCTTGATGATGGCACGCCAATCCTCAAACGTCACTGCGGCCAGCATGATCTCCAGAAAGCGTTCCTCGCGCACCTTTTTCGGGCGACCAGGACCACCACCGTTTCCCGCTACAAACCTCCCGTTCTTGTCCCGTTCCATGTCCGTTTCCCTGCCGTCTAAACCGGTATAGCCACCGTCTTAATGAACTCCTCCAGCTCCCCGTCCATTTCAAACCACTCTCCCCGCAATGCCAGATGAGAGAAGTGCTTGTGTATTTGCTTCTCAAGCCTCTTGTTACCTGGCACCTTAGCAATCAGCACCAGGTCATGCGGTGATGAAATCTGCAAGGCGACCATGCGCTTTTCAACATTGGTAGAGAATCCAATCTTGACTGGTCCGCCGCCAGCCCGAATAAAGTAGACAAAGCCATGCGGATCACCTCTTGCCGCCTTGGCCTCTTGGTATTCCTCAATAGATGAATGACCAAGAACTTTGAGTGCCTTGGGAGTCGCCCCCTGGATCATGTTGTCAATGTAGGCAAATAGCACATCGTCCCGCGCCTGCGCACATTCTGGCGAACATACCGACAAGCAGTTATTCTTCCAGGCAATGAATCTTTCCCCACAGGTGGCACAATACCAGATAGTCAATTCGTGCCCCATCAATTGCCCTCCGCCCGTATCGCGCTCTGCATTGCGCTCTTGATCTCCCGGAGTACCTGGATGTTCGCCCTCAGTTCCGCGTGCCGTCCCGAGACCTGCGCGTATTCCAGCCGCAGACTCAGCATCTCTTGTGCCACCCGCTCCAATAGCTTGATTTTCCCGTCATAGTCCAGGGCCAGAAGGTCGGTGTCGGAGAGGGAGGTCATCCGCTCCCTCCCCATCTTCGGCCAGGCGGTCGCTCCCCCACCCCTCTACGCGGCTCATAGCCCGTCTGGAAGCGTCCCGTCCCCCGGCCGCGCTTGATGCGCTCAACATCCCGCGCCTCCTCCAATACCAACACCCGCCGCCGCGTCTCGCCCAACTCGAGCATGGTCTCGGCCATGTCGCGTTGCAGGGTGGCGATTGCGTCTTGGAGTTCGTCGGGGGTCATCCGACTAGTTCCCCGTGGCGCGGGAAGCGGAAGGGCGGCGTTTCAATCTGCGGCCGTAGCCGTGCCGCCCCCACATCTATGGGCAGAATCCTGCCGGTGGCGCATTGCAGTTTCGTCTCCAAGTCCTTGATGCGCTGCTCGAGATCCTTGATCTTCTTTGCCATCTGTTGCTTGGTCATTGGTTACATCCTGTCATATTCTGCATCCAGATCATTATTCCAGAAATCAAAGGTGCTCGTTCGATTCTGCCGAGCCTCGTGCTCCTCCGTGTAGCCAGCCTGTGACATTGTGCCCGCTGTGGGCCGTACCGGGACTATGGAAGAATTCACGGGTAGCTCATTGAATTCATTTGAGGTTGAACGTGAAAGCAGAAATCTAGAATCAATCATTAGCTGTCTCCTGCGCTTTTCACCTCTTGATACGGCTCGGCAGTGCAACCAAAGCCACCGCCAGCGCTTGCCTCATCTGGCTCTGAGTACACCATCTTGATCGGCTTGCGATCATCCCACCATTGGAGAATCCCCATGAGGCGATCGAATGGCCAGAGAAACGGCCGGCCCCACCAGTACCATATCATCCAATAGGGCGGCTCCCGTCTCATTCCACGACCTCCATCAGCGTGACGCCGTTGTACCGGACGGCCGCCCACAGGCCCGCGAACCAGGCCCAGGTATTGCCATCTGGGTCAAGGTACTGGCCGCCAATCTCAACTTCTGTCCCGCGCCATAGCTGCCCCGTCTTGTGATGGGCGGTGCCTGGCCCGGTCCGCATATTCAGGAAATCGCAGACCACCCGCAGCCTTACAGGCTCCGGTGGTGGCTGTGGCGGTGGCTCTGGCTTTCCCACATACTCGCGCAACTCTGCCGAGGTGCCCTTGAATATGTTCAGGTCAACACGGCCGGCAATACCATCAATCGCTCCGCTACTCGTAAACTGCCAAAGGTCCCAGGCGTCCCAGTCACGTGGCAATAGTGGCTCCGCGGCGCCAGTATAGTTGGCAATCCACAGCGGATAGTCCGATGCCCACGACTTGTCACCCGGCATGTCATTCCAAATATAGGCGGCCGTATAGATCATGCAGTCGCGCCCGGTCAGCCTGCGGTATTCATCCAAGAATGCCTTGACGATCTCGGCTGTTTTGCCGTCGCCCTCTACGTCCAGCACATCCGGCAGGTCGCCGATCTGCCGACTGGCTACAAAGTGGCGGGCCTGATCGACGGGCCGACTGGCGTGTAGGTAGTGATACGCGCCAACAAACAGGCCGGCCGCCTTGGCTCCTGCATAGTTGTGATCATAGACGTGATCCTTTACCTGCCCCACCGAGGCGCGGATGATGGCAAACTCGGCTCCATCGGCAGCAACGGCCGACCAATCAATCTGGTCTCCCTGCCATTTGCTAACGTCAACGCCGAATGCGCATTTTGTTGGATCAGGCTCCGGGTCTGGCTCTGGTACTGGACTCGGGTTCGCCGCCACATAATCCGCCACGTCATCCAGGATCGGTTGCTGGAATTGGAAGTGTTCCCAGGCCCATTGGCCCGAGGTGAACAGTGCCGCCCCGATCAGCCGGTTCTCTTGTGCCGCCCTGGTCCCAGCAAATAGCCGATCGAATGCCGCCAGATCCTCCAGGCAGGCGAATCGGTTGTCAGCCCAGACGCCGGGATGCTTCCAGCCGTCGTTAGCGCGGAGATTGTAGCCAGCGCCGTTCGCGCCGATGGGGCCGATCTCGCCCAGGAACCAACCGACTCGGTGGCCGTTCTGGATCAGGAAATCGTCAATCTCTACCCAGCGAAGGTGCAGGTCGCGTTGATGCTTGGTAGAGTGTAGGAACGACTCGCCATCGACGACCGGCCAATAGGCATGATAGCCGAAAGCCCCTCCAAATGCCGCACACGACTCGGCCAGTGGCAGCAGGTGGGGGAACTCATAGAAGTCCGGGTTGCCAATAGCGGCCGTAAATACGACCGGCTTGACGTTCGGGCAAATCTGGGCCAGTGCCTCACAGAAGCCGATGTCAAAGGCGACGGCTTTCTGCAACTCAAAGACGTTCGCGGTGGGGACCGTCTCGTTCAGGCTTTCGACGTAATCAATCCCGCCCTGCCGGTTCAGCGAATCCTCAAACTGGTTGATGAAGCCAGACGCAGCTTCTATTGCCGGGAAATGCCC